GAGCGCAAGCCAAGTATCTTCGTGGTGATGGGACATGGCAAACTCCTCCTAACACCACATATAGTAACATGGGAGGAGCAACGTCCTCAGCCGCAGGATCGGCAGGTTTGGTCCCCGCACCTGCCGCCGGAGCGCAAGCCAAGTATCTTCGTGGTGATGGGACATGGCAAACTCCTCCTAACACCACATATAGTAACATGGGAGGAGCAACGTCCTCAGCCGCAGGATCGGCGGGATTGGTACCCGCTCCGGCCGCCGGCAAGCAAGCCTCCTTCCTTCGTGGCGATGGTACGTGGGTCGTACCTACTAATACCACATACGGATTGGCCTCTACTACAGCTAACGGCTTGTTGAGACAGCTTAATGGCAGTACATCCAGTTTCATGCGTGGAGATGGCACTTGGGCTACACCTCCTAACACGACATATGCCGTGGCCAATGAGTCTACTAACGGTTTGATGGAGGCCGCCGATAAGAAGACCATGAACAGGCTTATAGGGGTTAATACGGTCACGACATTAGCTAACCTGCCTATTAGCAAGAGAAGTATCACGGCTACGTTATCAGCCGCTACCACCCTATCCGTGCAGTCAGGGATGCAGATAGGGGAGGAGCTGATGATCAGGTGCGTCCCGTCGGCGGCCTTCACGCAGGCTATACCCAACTCCGGGGCTTATGTAAGCATGAGTGGTACTTCTATAACCACTACGGCTAACAAGTCTTTCGAGATAAATATCTGGTGTTACGCTTCAGGTAAGTATAGTATCGCCGTTAAAGAACAAGATTAATGATATAAGATATGAGCTACGTATATATAAACAGGGAAATATATCCCAATCAATTAGTTCAGGACGATCCGCTTGATGATAATTACGCCAAGGGCTATAGTTATGATGATTACATTAACGGGAATCCCGCCCCATGGATAGAGTTTGGGGAGGAGCAATTGGCGTTCAAGGAGGCTAATCCTAAAGCTACGGTTAAGGAGATTATCGAGGCTAAATTGGATGACTCAAGGCTTCTTAATGAGGAGAAATCGGCTAAGTATGAGGAGATCAGGACTTATGAGAATGAGAATCTTCATGAGTTTTTCTTGGATGACCAAAATATCTATATCCCTGAATATGATAGGCGTAACGCTTTGGTTGATGGGGCTATAGCTGGTAAGATAACGATCATAGGTCTGGAGTTCGATATGACGGAAGGCAAGATCTTGATCGGGATGATGGATAAGTATGATAATGATCTGATGTCGGCGTTAGGAGCCAAACAGAGGGAAGTAAGCTTAGCCACTACCGTAGAGCAGGTGAGGGCTATTGACGCTCAGTCCGGCTATCCAGATAAGGTAAATATCACCATGACTTATGTCCGGCAACAGGCAAAGGAGAAAGATGCCTCCGATCCTCAGAAAGTGGCTGTCAGATTCTCCAGAGTGGTGGTTAATAACAAGACTATATCTTTATCCCCTAATGAGAAACTGGATGTTAAGGTTCTATTCCCTATATGGGGACAAGAAGGGGCGGAGTTCGGGTTGTCGGTGGATGCCGGATTCTGTCTCAGGGTGGTGAAGGACGATACGGATATCCTTTATGAGGTTATTCAACAACATACATTATCAAAGGAATGGGAACCCGGATTAAATACGGCTTCCTTATACAAGGTCATTGATAAGGAGCATGCCGGGACCATAGGGGATCCTATCCCGTATTTCCCTCCAATGGAGATATTCAAGGATAAATATTACATCCAGAACGCTGATGTATATAAGTGCACTAGGGATAGCGGAACTCCTCTTAGTCATAATCTAAAGGACTTAGTAGGGTTGTATGTTGAGGTTGTACAGGGCTAGTCGTATCTACCCCCCCCTATATTTGGCTTGTGATATGATACAAGTTATTTTTGGCATAATAAAATGACATTTGTAAATATATTTAAGTATGGCATCACAAAAATTCGGTTTCGTAACCGTCGACCCGGTATCAGGATCAGGAGATCAGGCGGTTAATTTCTCCGGTGAGAAACACACCGGTCGTCTTCAACGCACTATCAACCTTACGGTCACCACGAACGGCGGGGCTAAGAAGGCGTTGGTAGTTAATCAGGCAGCGGCTGCTGAGGTGGTAAGATCAGACAGCCCTAACGCTTCCGTACAAAAGACAGGCGGTAATGTTACCATCACCGGTAAGTCTAACAGTACTAAGCTTACGTTCGCGGTCACGCCGGCTGAGGAGAACGGGCTTACGTTACAGCTCCCGGCTAACTACACGGCGGCTGGAAAGACTACGGCTAACGGAGCGGTTATCGCCGACGATCCCGGAGCCGCTGGCGAGTTCGTTTGGAGCATCACGATCTCGGACGTACCGGCCAACGTCACGATCGAGGAACTGACAGCTACATTGAAGGTAACTGCCGCTGGTGGCCAGATAGCCAACGTGACGGTAACGCAAGCCGCTGGAGACTCTACTATCGAGCTTGACAAGGAGACTATTAACTTGGATGTAAATGGTACTCAACAGGCGGTTAACGTAACATCTAATGACAGCTGGACATGGGCGCAAGCTGCGGCTAGAACCGTATTGAGAATGATGGGACGATAATCAGTTTCTTTTCTCTTACTCAGACCCCGATCGACTAAAGCCGGTTGGGGTTTATTTGTTTTGCTATCTTTGCAATAGAACAAAAATAATACAACTATGGCTAATGATTTGAATATTAATTGGAAGGACGGGGTAGGCGAGGTAACGGACCAGCCTCTGACCGTCAGTCCGGGGTCCGGGGCCGGAAGCGCCCCCGTTTCCTTTGGCTCGGTGATGAACAACGGTCTTGATCGGACTCTTGAGCTGGAGATAACAACTCCAAAAGGTATTAAGAAGACGCTCACGGTGAATCAGGAGGGATGCCGGCAGGCTTATATTACGAGTGACGGCAAACGATGGCTGACTAGCGACAATCGGGTGTATGGGGTTTTGAAAAGCGATGCTCCGTGCGAATGCATAGGTGATTGTCCTTGATATTTTGTTTTTACGAATTTTGTAATTACATTTGTGGCGCATGTCCATCACCATGCTTTTCGTCGCTAATTTATTATAAGGGATACCGGTCTGTGATGGGATCGGCATCCCTCTGTTTTTTAATATGGAGAAGATAAATGTTTTCGATGTTCAGGTTCCTGATGGGAGACAAATCCGTTGTATGTCGTATAATAAGGTTACTTATTTTGATCTTGACGATATAAGTAAGTTATGTTTTGACTCATACGATCTACATGATGTGGCTGACACTAAGGTAATGAGTGAGTTCCTGCACCGAGAGGGTGGTCGTTATTGGACTACGATAGATGGCGTAAGGCAGTTGTATCGTAGGATTGAGTGTAAGATGTGTTTTGAGGTTATAGAAAAATTAAAGGGATTATGAGAGAAAAGAAATTTGATTTCGTGATATATCCGTTGGATTTGATTATCACGGTTGGATTAGATTATAAGACGTTGTGTGATCGTTTCGAGAATATGGAACCTGAACACGAGGGGAAATGGGGAGATGAGGATGATATGGACAAGGAGGCGTCTTTCGCAAATTTGGTAAGGGATAGGGACGATGATGATAAATTTGCCATACTTTGGAATTTTTCGAGCGACGATGATTTAATAATGAGAAATATATGTCACGAGTCATTCCATATAGCAATGAGCGTATGCCAATTTTGCAACATGTCTCTTGGATTTAAGGTTGGAGAGGATGAACACGCAGCGTATATAGCCGGCTTCGCTGGTGATTGCGTTAGTGAGTTCATCAATAGCAAGAATACGGATTAAGTCATAAATTCTATAAGGAATATAAGAATATCAGCCTCCGCTTATTTGTGGGGGCTTTTTGTTTATCTTTGTCAAAAACATGAAGTTATGTCGAGTTGCGTAATTAAAAGGAATAAGGAAGGTAAGATAACCCGTGTCTTGACCCCTTCCGGCGAGGTATCCACCTTGTTCGATAAGATAGCGGGTATAGCCGCCGTAAGTGACCTTAATAAGGCCGCTGAAGCTTATATGACTATTTATAACGATAAGTTTAGGTCTAAGTTCGGGAACTGGACGAGATCCGTACCAAGGAATAAGGAGGCCGCCAGATCCATAAGCGCCAAACTTAACGCTAGCGAGTGGGGGCAACTTATGTCAGCCAAGGTCCTGTCCGTCATAAGCGACATGGATGCCCCAGCGTTGGCCAGAAGTCTTGGGAATAGCGACAATGTCGTGGCTTATCTTACTTCCGGAGAGGTAGGTGATGTCAATGATATGGCGGTGGTAGATACATCTACGGTACAGGAGGTGGATTTGGATTCCATAAACGAGGATAATATTGGCGATACGATACTGAAAGAGGCGTCATGGGATGATATAAGGGCTATCAGGGAGAATATAGATATTAAGGAGACAGCTCGTATGTTATGGAAGGCCGTGGGAAGCGCTTTTACCGGGCAACGACCTAATATTAGGGTGAAAGGCGGAAGTATAGACGGGGAGATCATATTTTCTGGCAATGTCTTGCCTTTAAATGATATTGAGAATTATACTCCTCCATCTTCAAGATTGGTATATGATTCCGGTGAGCCTCGCCTGTTCTTTAGATCGGATGACGGCAAGATATACGACTCTTACGCCAACGCCATAAAAGGATCGTCCGGTGGGCGGGTCGAGGCCGGGTTCTTGGCCGGCAGTGTCGAGGAGAGCGACATCCCGTCTGGCACGACTGACATCTCCTTTGGCTCTTCCTCAATAACCCTTAATAACAGCGAGTCATTCATCCCGATCCTTGGTATTAGCTCAGACTCTAATATAAGCACCCGTGGAGGGTTCGTCAATTACCTTATCAAGAAAGGTATGTTGAGCGGGGAACGTATAAGGTTAGGGGATAGATATTATCTTACCGGAGCCGGCAACTCTGATGGTCTTAAGATCTATAACGCTATGGATGCCTTGTCTAGGCTAAGGAATAGATTTGGTAGTATGTCCTCTGAGATGAACGTATTAGGCTCCATCGGTTTTGATACGGAGATAGATAATGATCTTGATCTTATCACGACATCAGGGGAGAAGGTTACGGTAAGCAGATCGGAGATCAAGGGCATGTTAAGGCAAGGCAAGTTCGAGGAACTTAATAATAAGTATGATGGGTTCATGGAGCTAGCCTTGTCGTTGATGATGGAGGATAACGCCTTGTACGGAAGTAATGTCCGTGGGGTTATTGAGAATGAGAAGGCGGAGGATCTTCAGAACAGGACTGATATCACCAACATCTTATCCACGTTAGGTATCCGGGTGATGGGTATGTCTGAGTATATGGATAAGTATAAGATGCGTAATGGTATTGAGCCTTCGGCTAGGGCCTTATCCGATATGGCCAATGGGGTTATCGCCTTGGCTGAGGGAGCTACGGTAGAGGATCTTAATGAGGAGGTAGCCCATTTCTTGATCGATACTTACCGTAACCAACAGGAGATTGACGAGGTGCTGGATTCTGTTGTCGGCACGTCGTTATGGAATCAGTTCGCTGGTCGTTACTATGAGGTGTATGGGAAGGAATACCAAGGAGAGGAGCTGGATCGGATGGTGAAGCGGGAGATCCTAGGTAAGACATTGGCCCAGCGGTTCGTGCCGGGCATGGAACAGGCGGTAGAGGATCTGACCTCGTCCGAGGACGCCCAGCTCTCCTTGTTTGGCAGGATGGTACGAGCTATACGTAATTTCTTCTCCAGCCAAAGATCGGATTTAAATAAGGTACTTGACAGGATAAAGGAGTCGGCGTTAGCTGATGATCCAAGCGCCTTTGACGTGCTTCTGCTAAAGGATAGCGATCATCTCATGTACTCGTTATCGGACGTTGACGTGGCTAATAAGTTGATCAAGAACGGTAGGTCATTGGAAAGGCTATACACCAGATTGCAGAGGATGAGATCAAGCCAAAGCCAGAGGATCGGTGAGAGTATCTCCCTTCTTCGTGATATAGGCGAGAAGGTGAGACAAGTCGGGGGTGAGCTTAATAAAAACAACAACCTGTTATCCACCAAGAGCGTTATAGCTACAGCCAAGGCCGAGGTGGAGTATTTGGTTACGGTTGCCAGTAGCTTGCGTAAGAGCGACAAGGGATTGGATTATGAGACGATACAGGTTATCGATAACGTATATGGGGAGATAGTACCGTTAATCAGGAATCTTCGTGGATTCGTCAATAATCAGGCGGCGGATTATTATGGCAACAACAAGGTTGGCATGGTAGAGGATATGGATGATATATTGCGGATGGCTGAGACATCTATGTCTGATATAAACGCCCTTCGTAGCGATCGTAACGAGGATTGGCTGGATGGACAGCTCCGGATGTTTAATATCCCGGAAAGATATTGGAATGGGATAAAGAAGTTGATAGATAACATCCATAAGGATATCAATGTCATGTCCAGGTTTTTCGGGACGTTAGAACATAGCGGGAACGCTATCTTGGGCATGTTAGGGCAACGTCTTGCCAAGGCTTATAACGACGCTCATGTTGAGGGCGTGGCTAATATCAATAAGATGACGAAGATGATGAAAGAGCGTGGATGGGGGATAAAGGATAATGAGGATCTTATACAGAAGATAAACGGTAAGAACTCTGATTACCTTGATTCGTCCCGTGATTTCGCCAAATACGATTTACTATACAGGACCGAGCAGGCTAAGGCTATTATCGATATATATGATCTTAAGAATGTCATGGGTAAGACCGAGAAACAACTTATTGATCTTCTTCTATCCGATAGAGGTCTTAAGGTGAAGACCCGTGACGACATAGTAGGATATGACGGGGATAAGCCTATTACGAAGGAGATATATCATGTATTCAAACCTACCATCCAGAATTTTGATATCTCGGACATGACGTTCGAGGATCAGCAACGATATCTCGACGCGATAAATAGGTGGTTGGATGAGAACCGAGAGAAACCTATGGTGCAGGCTTATTACGATAAGATCGAGAAAGTTAATAAGAAGGTCGAGGAAAGACTGGGTCGTAGGGTATCGCAAGCCACGTCCGATTTCATGACCCGTATCCGCAGGAGCCGGTATGTGGCTATGGATAAGTTCGTGAGGAACGGGAAGGTCGATTGGAAGGCGTTTCAATCCGATCCTATAGCTTGGAGATCTTATCTGGATATTTTACGTGACAGGGCTATAGCCAAGAGCGAGTGGTATTCCGATGGGACACCAAAGGAGGAGGGATCCGAGGCTCTGATGATGTCCGAGGAGATCAAGGCATGGGACGAGGCGTGGGCCGAGGAGTTCGGGAATACCAACGAGGGTCGTAAGGCTTCCGCCGAGTTCAAGGAGATACTTCGTGGGATAGAGCGGTCCGAGGGCGGCAAGGCTGCGTTTGAGTTCCTGCTAGCTGGCGGTCATCTTGGCTTCTCCAAGGATATGTGGGGATCCGAGGAGGGTGATTATTACGAGAATCTGGCTGATAAGATCACGGAGCAATCTGTATCATCATCAAGGATAGAGAAGGTAGAGGAGGCGATGGCGACAATAAACGAGATCAATGACCAGCTAAGACCTTTGCTTATTCAGTACCGGGACAGTACTAGATATGGCGAGTATGATTTCGATCGTCTTCGTGGATCATCGTCATTAAGAAAGATAAACGAGTTATATGATCGTCTGGCCGAGGCTAAGAGTGTCATTAATGCCGCCGCTTCCGCTGAGGCTATTGAGATGGATATGCCTGATACGGTGGAGAGTGGAGTCACGGATTCTTACCGTAACGCTTTAAGGGATGCCATGGCATACGACAAGGGTATGGATGAGATTAAATTCGCCAAGGAACATATGTCTGCCCGCTCCCGGAGTCAGGTGGATAGGATGGCCGCCAAGTTATCTCGGAAGAACCCGTCATGGACAACCGTGGAGGTGGCGTTCTTTAGAAAGAAGTACGGTCCTGACTTCAACAATAAGCTGGCTAATGATATAGCTATGGGTAAGGCTAATAGTATACTTATCGAGTACGCCAGAACTCGGCTATATCCTTATATGAGAAAATACTCTCCCAAGGGGTATTCTGGCTTTGTCAGGAAGATAAATAACGGTACGTATAAGGTATCCGAGTTCTTTGATGCCATGGAAAATGGTATATCAAAGGAAGAGAGCGTATCCCGTTTCGGGTTCGATATTAATATGATTGACTTATCGATCAATAACCAGTGGCTAGAAGAGGCCGATGCCGAGAGTTCTTTCCGTAATCCTAATTATAATCCCGATCTGGGTTATGGATATCATACGCCTAGGTTCGATAAGTACAAAAACGAGGCTTTTTTCAAGAAATACGGTATTACCAACGAAGGGGAGGAAGCTACGATCAATAAGGATAAGTGGGAGATGAGGAAGGAGTTGCTTAACATAAGCCGTAAGGCTATGGAGGACTATGATGAGCGGTTCAGGAACATCTACCAGATACCACAAATATCCAAGGGCGGCGTGGAGAGGATGGTGCAGGCCGGGGTTGACCCGAAGGCGGCTATCGGCAACGCCGTACGTGATATCGTTGGCGAGAGGGTGGATGATCCTATACATGGTCAGGGACAAGACCTAGGAGGGCTTGACGAGAACGATAACAAATATCGTATGATCCCAAAATACTATCTTAGTAAGCTGGAGAACGCCAACGACGTGTCCCATGACTTCGCCTACTCCTATTCCATGTTATCCTTACAGGCTACCGCTTACAAGTATAAGAGGGCGGCCTTGGATGATGTCATGGGATACAGGAACATGATGCTGGAGACGCAATACGACGGCGGTAAGAACCCAGAGGCGACGCATGCCTATAGGATGTTCCAAGATTGGGTTAACGCCAGTATCTATGATGTCAGGATAAATAACAAACGTATAGAATGGAACGTAGGAAGCTATAAGGTGGACCTTAATAAGCTAGCTCTTATGTTTACTAAGTTCGTATCCAAATCCAACTTGGGCTTCTCCCCGTTCGTGGCGGCTACCGGCGCCCTTACCGGGCAGGCCAACTTCCTTTTGGAGGGTATGGTGGGGCAGTATATAAGCAAGGATTCCATGAAATACGCCTATGGGGAAGCCCAGAAGCAGTTGAGTACGTACGTGTCTGAGATCGGGGACATAAACCGTACCAACAAGCTATATGTCGTTGGAGAAGCTCTAGGCGTGTTTAATGTCCGCAACCGTGTACGATCCGCGGCGTATAACAAGATCTGGAGAACCTTATTCCGGGACCTGCCGTTTAAGATGATGGAGGTTCTTAACTCCCCGTTGGATCCGCAGGTCATTATCTCGGTCATGGATGATACCCGCCTATACGAGGGTCAGTTCTGGTCATACTCCAATTTCAAGGAGATGATGATGAAGGACAGGAATATGTCCGCTAACGAGGCTAAACGTGATTGGGAGCGTTTAAGGGATTATTCTATGTGGAACATGGTAGATGTTAAGGATGGGAAGATCGTGGCTAAGAACGAGGCTAACAAGGATATTATAGACCGATACATACCTACATTATCTAGTAGGGTCAGAAGTATGGTGCAGATCTGCGACGGCGCCTTGAACGAGCAGAACCGGGTGGGGGCTAGCCGGAACGCTATCCTTAACATGGTGCTGCCTCATCGTGGATGGTTTATATTGGCCGTGCAGCGGGCGTATAAGAAAGCTGGTTTCAATTTCCAGACCAACCAGTTCGAGGAAGGATATATGAGAACATTATGGAGATTGGCCGGAAATGTCTATGGATCGATGTCAGAGGGTAGGATGGGGGAGGCATATGACGTGCTTAAGGAAGAGTATGATAAGCTTACCCCCTACGAGCAGATCAATATCAAGAGATCGATTATCAATATGGCGGTATTCGCCACGATGATGGCCATAGGACGGGCTTTGATGGGATACAGGGAGGATAACGAGGATAGCTGGTTCGGGCAGTTCATTACCTATATAGGGTTCAGGACGATCAATGAGATCGCTTCCCAGACATCCCCGTTCATGGAGCTTAACGCCATAGACATGCTACAGGATCCGCTGGTTACCGCCCGGAAGTTAGGCGACCTCACCGATCCTCGAAACTGGGATCCGTTCGCTACCGTCCAGACCGGCGTGTATAAGGGAGAGAGCAAGCTATGGAGGCAGCTCATGAAGTTCTCGTTTGGTAAGCAATGGTATAATATCAAGACGGCTAGAGATATTAAGCAGACATCCGACTACTGGTTGATGACCAACGGCATGACGATGGGATTCTTCTTAGGAGGCAGGGATAAGGATGAGTCCGGGGAGGACGCTAATTGGTATTTTGATAGAGGAAGATAGCTGATATAGTATGACAAGAAAAAAAATAGCCAGCAGATTGCTTAAAACAATCAGATTGGCTATTTTTGTATTCCCATCTATCCATCCCGGACGGATGGGAATAAATAATTATCAACTATGAATGCAAATGTAAGCATTTATCAGGATTCCGTGAAGGATAGTAGTGGAATTTTGACGTCCGAATCCAACGAAATAGGGTCTTTGAAAATTATCATGCCTGATAAATTGAATCAGTTGACAGCTCGATCGTCCTACATATGCCATATAGACGATTTCGTTAAAGGGAATAAAGATTATTATGGATTTGATATACAATCTGATAGAGAAATGGAATATGATTATGAACTAATCATAAACAAAATAAAACATATCAATAACAATACTGGTAAACATGAATATATATCAATATTTAATAATTTCCCTGTATTAGGTTTTATGTTATGTCAAATAGCTAATTTAAATGACCTTAGGATTCTTGGTGGATACAGATATAGCATAAGATTGAAAAATATATCAGAAAGGGATATTGTTATAGACTATATAAATAGTATTTTTATAACATATGATAATATATGTATCTATAAAGTTGATAATATTGATGTTAGACGTGATATCCCTCGTGAATTTATCGATGATTTAAACGATCTTTACAAAACTATTATTGATAACATTTTTGGATATAGATTTTCTATAAGAGTGGTGACTGGATATGATAATTGTATAGTAGACAGTATTGAGGTGTTTGTCCCAGTCAAGTCAAATATGGATATATCAAATGTTTAGAAAATTTCTAAATGCTAAAAGAATTGATTTTTTTAATTTAATATCTGTTTTTGAGTATTTTAACGATATTAATAATTTGAGCATAGGACATCTGATAACTAAGATATATAAAGATTTTGTCTATTTATATGATATGTCATTTGATATGTTAGATAACAAGGTAGTATATACATATTTAGGATCAGGTAATATTGATGGTTATATTAAGATAGGTAAAACCAATAATATTGACAAAAGGGAAAATACGATAATAACCGGGAATATAGATTTTAAAATAATAGCCTTTGTTGGCAGAGATATAGAAAATGAATTGCATAGCAAATTTGAGATAAAAAGGATGGAAAGAGAATGGTTTCATTTATCTGATAATGATATAGACAATATAATCAACGAGTATGGTTTTATTCGGGTAAGGAACAGCGTTAAAGATAAAAAGATATAGTTATATCATTGATACTTAATGTAATCCAAAAATGGATTTACATAATAATAGAAGGATAGGAGATTGTCATCCTATCCTTCTTATTTTCGTTATCAGTTATTATATTTATACACAAAATCATCCACATCCATATACTCACACCCTAAGTTTTCCGCCGTCTTTTTATCAGAGTCGGAGAACTGCCCTTCTTTTCCGGAAGCGTCCCCGATCATCATGATAGTATCGTATATGATCTTATTTTCCTCATCTACATTATCATTTATGAATTTGATATAATCCATATACTGGTCTATCATCCCCGTATTTGGTTTCCTATTGATGTTATCTTTATCATTGTTGTCGCAATAAAAGTTGTATACGGATATATTGGTATAATCCTCCAATGCGCTTGATATATAATCGAATTTATATTCAAACATCTCTTTGTCTACGAAGCCTTTTTCTATACCTCCCTGATTTGATATGATTAGTATATCATCAGGAGCGTAATTTTTGATAGCCTCAAATACGTAGAGTTTGATTTTCATATCCCATATACCTTTAGGGAATGTATCTCCTGACAATGTTTCAATCAGTGTCCCGTCTAAATCTGTTATTAACAATTTACACTTTTTCATGATTCAAAATTTAAATGATATATAATTACCTTAGCTTATTTATATACTACTCGTCCCATTGCCCCTAATAGCTCTTTATCATCCTGCTCCTTTACCTCTACATAATAATATCCCTTGAAACAAAATTTCTTTTGATCGGGATCTGACAAGAACTTTTTATATTCCTCGAATCCTTCATCTGAAAGATGATAAGCCTTTCTTTTTTGCTGAAGTAATTCATCTGATTCTAATATCTGTTTTTTAGTAGCCATAATAACGTCATTTTTTTTATTTTACGATTTTTAGACGATGAGGTATTCTACCTACTCCACAAAGTTCCCCATTTTCTGATTTGACAATTTTTACTCCATCAATAGAATGATAGATGTTTTTTGTAGGATCATTCAAAAAATCTTTAAAACTTTCCAGTTCTTCATCTAATAAGAAAAATTCTTTCTTGCAAAGTTCAATGTCCATATAATGATTTTTTAAGGTTGTTATATATCTTGTAATAAATACTCTTCTATTTTCTTAGCCATATCAATAAGCATCTCACATCTAAGGTCGTTAAGATCCTTACAAAACCTCATTTCCTCCTCATGCTTTTCCTCCGGCGATCTGTTATCACTTACGCTGTAGCATGGTGATGAGTGTATCGGTATGGGCTTCATGGCATCTATGGCTAATTTGATAGCCTTTTCTTTGATATCGCTCATACTATTTTCTTTTTGTTCCCAGATCATGCCGCTATGAAGGCAATTAGGATCATCAGCATGATTTATTAAACAAATCCCTTTGTCGTAAAAACAACATCCCGTACAACTCTCTTCTTCTATCTCAGGGATAGCTATGTATTCTTTCCCTTTATATATTTTAACTTCTCCTTTTCTTATCTTATTCATCTTATTAGATTTTTATATCCTACATGTTTCAACTGCTCTTCGGTGGCTTTCTCCTTCAGGAACTTCCCGTGCCATTTACCGGGCACCACGACATCACGTCCGTCTGGGCTGGTAGCCAGCCTCCCGCATTCGCTGCACAGCCCCATGCCCTTGTACGGCTGTAGTTCCTTGGCATAGTCGAATTTATCCACCATATACTCGTTTGTCAACATCCAATAACTAGACGTAGCGGTATTATCAACGCAACCGCATTTAGCGCATACAAACAGGCTCATAGTAAGTTCTTTTTTGCTTCATTAAACAACCGTTCTACTAGATTCTCAAATTCTCCATCAGGCATATCTATTATGTCTTTTATCTGCACTTGTATTCTTTCTTTTGCTAAAGAATAGCAATTACTATTGACAGAGTAACGAACTACAGTGCCGTTTACGAAAATAAAATCATCTGGTTTTAAATCAGTCGTATAGCCATTTTTAGAAAACATAGGGATATGATGTATATGCTTGATAAGCTTCTGCATTTCCTGTGCCGGGCTTTCATGCTCGACCGGGTTTAT